TGTTGAAGAATGAGAAAGTGGACTTAAAATGAGTGCTTCTTGGATCGCGAAAATTAATGAAGATAATGGTAGGCTCCATAAAGAAGATGTTATTCTTCAAGCATTGACTGCTGCTAAGTTAGGCAATGAAGTCTCTGCTCGCTTTCTTTTGATGCTCAAGGCTTGTTACAATCCTTATTTGGTATTTGGTGTTAGGCAGATTCCCGATACCACAGGAATCACTGAGGCTGAGAATCCTTGGGATGAATTTCAATCCTTATTGGAAATGTTGTATTATCGTGAACTGACCGGTAACGCTGCTCGTGATGCTATCGCAGACATGTCTGTGCGTTTTGATAGTCAAGAGTGGAATACATTCTGTGCTCCGGTCTTGCGTAGGGATATGCGTTGCGGCGTAAGCACAACTACCATCAACAAGATCGTTAAGAAGACTGAATATGAGATTCCTGTGTTTAGTTGCCAGCTTGCGACTAACTCTGAGGGTCGCCCTGAGATGAAGGGCACAAAGCGTCTTGAGCCCAAGTTGGATGGTGTCCGTGTACTTCTAACTATCGTTCCTAAGCTTAATGGATTTACTGCGACTTGCTACAGCCGTAACGGAAAAGTTTTTGAGAACTTCACTCACATTGAAGACCAAATACTAGCCGCGTTTGAAGCGATGTGCCAGGCTGCGTCTACAGTTGATCAAGGTCGTTTCATGGCCGAAGGCTGCGTCTTTGACGGCGAAGTGATCGGTAATACATTCCAAGAACTCATGCGCCAGGCTCGCCGCAAGGAAGATGTGCAGGCAGCCGATTCGGTATTCAATATCTTTGATGTCATTCCTTTGAGCGACTTTCAGAATGGCAAGTGGAATCACCCGTTGGGTAAGCGAGTGGATATCCTAGAGTCTCTGCGGGCAGTGATAGAAACCATGCCTAATGTTGAACTATTGCCCCATCTGATGGTTGATCTTGATACCTACGAAGGCAAAAACCAGCTTGAGCGTTATGCTAAGGATCAGGTGAATGCAGGGTTTGAGGGCATCATGATCAAGGATCTGGATTCCCCCTATGAGTGTAAGCGTAGCACGGCGTGGATGAAATGTAAACCTACTTTGACTGTGGATCTAGAAGTAATCGGTGTCGAAGAAGGTACCGGTCGCAATAAGGGCCGTCTAGGGGCACTCGTATGCGAAGGTGAGGATGACGGTAAACACATCACTGTCAATGTCGGTTCAGGGTTCTCAGATATTGAACGAGACAGTATATGGATGGATCGTAATCTCGTCATTGGTCGGACCGTAGAAATCCTCTGTGATGTGATTACCATGAATATGGACGGAACCTACTCACTAAGGTTTCCTCGCTTCGTGCGATTCAGGGATGATAAGTAATATTGACCAACAAGGAAGAAACACATGAGTGACGAACCAGAACCATTTCCTGAGGCCACTCAAGAAGAGATTGACCGATTTGTAGGTAAACAGTATGTCTTTGAGGATGGTGATCGTATTGAAGTCATTCAGATCAAGCGTAGATACAATGGTCCTTGGGTGACCTATCATGTGACGCAAGGGCGTGGCATTCCAAGGAAGTTGGTGATGATGTTAGAAGAGTTTACCATCACATACGGACACCTTTTTAAATAAGATAACAGATTTATATGCAAAGGTAACGCTAAATACTTAATGACTTTAGCATATGTATATAAATGGACTCACATACCTACTGGAAAATGTTATATAGGATCTCGGACTAAATCCGGATGTCATCCTAATGATGGATATTGCTGTTCTAGTAGGGAAGTCAAGCCTATGATTGTATCTTCACCTGAAGAATGGAGAAGAGACATTATTTCTACTGGAAATCCGTTAGAAATGATTGCACTAGAAACAAAATACTTAGTTGATCTAGATGCAAAAAATGATCCCATGAGTTTCAATCGTCATAACGGGGATGGTAAATTCACCACCTCTGGTAGGATTGAACCAAATGATCTAAAGCAAAAGCGTATTGCAAAACTCAAAGGTATTAAAAGAAGTGAAGAAGGATTAAAAAATCTTCGTCTATCGAACCAAAAAAAAACCAAGGATCCAGAAATACTTAAAAAGTTGCGAAGGCCAAAGCCAGAAGGATTCGGTGAAAAAATATCTATTGCACTTACTGGGGTACCTAAAAGTACTAAGCATCGAACCTCTATGAGTGCTGTTAGATTGGGAGTCTCTACTGGTCCATGTTCAGAACAAAAAAGAGAAAAAATAAGAATGTCTCAAAAAGGTAGACCTTGTAATAATCCATCAGTACAGTGTCCGCATTGTAATAAAATCGGACCGTCCGGAGCAATGAATAGATGGCACTTTAGCAACTGCTGGAGGAAGCCAGATGTTTTTTAATATATTGGTTTTTATGGTAGCATTTTTAATCTCCGGAGTTAGTGCATTCTATTCTGTTACCGGCCTTATAAATATTTTTTCGGCTGCATCTTGGTCAGTTATGGTTATGGGAGGGGCACTAGAATTAGGCAAAGTTACTGCCGTTGTTTGGTTACATAAATATTGGAATAGAGCAGGATGGCAACTAAAAGTATATCTGGTTCCTGCTGTTATTATCCTAATGTTGATTACAGCAATGGGCACATATGGATATTTGGCAAAAGCGCACAGTGATCAGGCATTAGTGAGCGGCGATGTTACAGCAAAGGTCGCTGTATATGACACAAAGATACAGACAGCAAAAGAGACTATAGCGGAAGATCGTAAGTCACTACAGCAATTAGATACCGCAGTTGATCAGGTGATGGGCCGCTCAACCGATGTCAACGGTGCTGAGAAGTCTGCTTCTATCCGCAAATCACAAGCAAAAGAACGGGCCAGACTCAGCAAAGAGATTGAACTTAACCAGACATCAATCAGCCAACTCAATGAGCAGGCCGGACCTATCCGTGCCCAGATTCGCAAGGTAGAAGCAGATGTTGGACCGATCAAATATATAGCAGCGTTGATCTATGGTGACAACCCTAGTGCTGATCTACTGGAACGGGCGGTAAGATGGGTCATCATTCTTATCGTGTTCGTGTTTGATCCACTGGCACTCACGCTCGTCATTGCGGCTACGACCACATATGGTTGGATGGATGAAGACGAGAAAGCAGAAAAAACTATTGAGGCTACAGCAGAAAAAACTATTGAGGATACGGAAAACCTAGACGGTTTCAAAGAGGAATTGTCTACAGCCTTCGCACCTTATCCTGACGAAAAATTTGAAGGTGATAATCAGATATGGTCTGAATATTTTGAGAAAAATGATTTCTCAAAAACATTCATGAAGTCCAGAGGAACGGTAGATCCCGATATCAATCTAGAATCCTATAACCCTATTGAAGTACAAAACCCTGAGGAGGTAGAAGATGTTAAAACTATACAGACAGATGATATTAATCTGGATGGAGAAATACGAGAAGATGTACCTGAAGAACATCCTCCCATCGCAGATGAACCAGATGTATTATTGGAACAACCTGAAGATCAAGTTGAACAAAGAAACGAAGTAATAAAAACTGAAGGGGTCACGCTCAATCAGATCGGTGAAGATTATGTAGAGTTCAAGGGCAAGTCAGTGCGTAAACAAGCACTTGCTATGATGCATCCAGAAATGTTTGCGGCTCGTCCGATCGAAGGAAAAAGTAATGCTAACTTTGGATCTTCTTTCCCACAGTTCGCTGCCAAGGGTGATATCTTCGTGAGGGTAGATGTATTGCCTAATCGCGTTTATAAGTTTGACGGTACTAGATGGATGGAGATCAATAAAGATTTTTCAGATTCATATATATATGATGAGGAATACATAAAGCATCTAGTCAAGAAAATAGAGATCGGAGAATATGATGTAGAGTTGCTATCTGAGAACGAGAAGGCACAGATAGAAAACTATTTAAGCAAAAACAATACTTAATTTATATTCTAGTATAGAATAAGTAGTATTATGGTAGACAGTACTTTACATCATTGCTCTTTTTGCGGGAACCATAAGGATGCTGTCACTAAACTGATAGTGAGCGAAGACGCGGCAATCTGTAGCAGTTGCGTGGATTTATGCAACCAATTGATAGTTGAAGGCAAGAAAACTGATCAGATTCCTGCACCTAACTTAAAGGAATTTGACGCATACAGCATCAAAGAACATCTAGATAAGCATGTCATAGGACAGGATGGCGCTAAAGAGGTCCTAGCAGTCGCTATTTCTAATCACTACAAGCGTATCAACAATCCTCCCTCCGACCTAGAGATTCAGAAAGGAAATGTTCTCCTTATCGGTCCAACTGGTTCCGGTAAAACGCTGCTCGCTAGGTCAGTAGCAAAATATCTCAATGTTCCTTTCGTGGTAGCAGATGCCACGAGCCTCACCGAAGCAGGATATGTAGGTGAAGATGTGGAGGGAATGATATCTATGCTACTGTCTATGGCAAACAACGATGTCAAACTGGCTGAACAAGGAATCGTCTTTATTGATGAAGTAGATAAGATATCTCGCAAGAGCGAGAGTAGTTCAATCACCCGTGATGTGTCTGGAGAAGGGGTGCAACAGGCATTACTCAAGTTAGTAGAGGGTACTAGATGCCGGGTAAGTCCTGCAGGAAAGAGAAAACATCCCCAAGGTGATATGATTGAAGTTGACACGAAGAATATCCTATTCATTGCAGGAGGAGCCTTTGTGGGACTTGACAACATCATCAAGAGTAGGACTAGGGGGTCATCTATTGGATTTGGTGCCGAAATAAAGTATAAGAATGATACCAGCGACCTAGCATCAGTTGTACCAGACGACCTAACTAAGTTTGGAATGATTCCTGAATTTATCGGTAGATTTACGACTACGATCACCCTCGCAGACCTAACACTAGATGAACTCGTTTCTATATTAACTGATGTTAAAAACAACTTCATCGCCCAATATACATAT